TCGTAAGTTGAAGGACCATTCATCGTCGTCTTTTAATTTTTGGTTTTTATATCGACGTTGAAAGTCCTCCTCTTTAAGAGTTTCCCTTCGGGAATCGATGGGTACATCTAACTCAAGGTCTGTGACCTTGAGATAGTACCTGGGGACGCTCATTTTCTTCCCTTGGAAGTTTATATATTGATTATTTTTTATATTTTCTCTGTGATCTATTGCCCAGAGTTTCCCGAGTCCGTTAGAAGCGTATTTAAATGGCGCTTCTTTGTTTTTATAGGCCTCGTCAGCTGACGGGCCGTTTAGCTTACGCTTTATGTAACCTGCCACGTAACGGCAGGTATAGTAATTGAGTATTGCACAATCAATGAAGCCATATGGCCATGATTTGTGCGTGTATTTGCCGATAACATCGGCAGATGGTGTAAAATCGGTAATTTTCACATCATAGAGTATGGCGTGATAGTGAGGCCTCCCGGTTTCTTCACCGTACTCACCATTGCCATATATTTTAAGTTTTAATGGCTCCATTTCCTTCCGGAATCTTTTGAGCCATTTGACGAAGTGATCCTTAACCAGAGTACCACCTTTTGGAAGGTGGTCTTCGTCGTAAGTTAGGGTTATGAACAAGCCGTGTTCATGATATTGGAACTCGTGTACGAGTCTCATTGCCCATTCCTGGGTCCGTTGTATACGGCAAGACATGCACTTGCCGCAAGGGAAGTCTAATTGCCCTGCAATTTCTATTGGATTTGTGCAAGTCATAAATTAGGACCCCCCAAAAAGGCGCCGGCGCCAACCCTCCCTGCGGTCGGCGCCCTTCGGGCTCTAATACCGCGTTGGCACCGGCGCCTTTTTGGGGGGGGATCCTGTTTTTACATCCGCTGGCCGCCACGATGGGCGCCATAGTTATAGGTAGTCCTAGACTTCCTCCGACCTTTTCTTCGGCGTCTCCTTTTCATTTTTTGCCTCCTCCTGCGCTAACGCTCGGTACTAAGTTGTTTACTGCACCGCCTGCCGCCCCTGCGGCTGATAACAGAGCGAGATTTCCAAGAAACCTCGCTTTCTTTTTTGCGGGCAGATCCTGTATGTATTGATTGAACATGATCGTTTGACCAGGTCCTGACAACAGGAATTCATAAGGTATACGCATAGAAATCGCTCTTCGACGATTTGCGTATTCGTTCATCGTTGCCTGGGCCATGTTAGTCGCCATCATCTGCGTCATATCCATTTGTGGGCCAGATCCCACCTGTGGATTCATCGATCCAAACTTTTTATAGGCTTCAGATTGGATTCCTGCCATTAACGTCGCAGGCTGATTAATGAGTTCCTGTTGTTTTGCATTTTCTAACTGTTGTCCTTGTAGGGCCTTACTCGCTTCCTTAAGTGTTGAATCGGCATAAGCACCTACACGTGATGATCCGAGCAACATCGGAGAAGATTGAGCTCCGGATCCACCGGCAGCCAAGACTTTGTTTAATCCTGCTGCCTCAAGATCTCTTACCCTTCTCTGCATTGCAGAGTCTTCCCTTTCTCGTTGTCTTCTTGTAGAAAACATGTTTCCAACTTGGGATCCTATATTCAATACATCAGACGCTAGACCTATGGCATTTCCAGCTCTTGGAGATATGATGCCTGCTGCTTTACTGACGATACCCATTAGTCGGGCTCTTTCTCAGATGATTCAGGCTTAGCGGCGGGTACGGATTTCTCAACCGTTTTGCTATTCTCTTCCGCCACAGCTTGTTTTGCCTTTTCATCCATAGATGCCTGCAGATCCTCTTGAAGGGCCTGAACATCAGCCGGTTCGATTCCTGGTTGAATCGTGAGATCGATGAAGTCATCGGGAACCTCCTCTTCTGGTCCAAAGTGATAATACATCTTTTTATGCTCAGCCAGGCGAACGCCTGCTTCGGTCATTGTTTCGATCATTTTACTGACCGGGACATAGGATTGTTCGGCCAATAGTTCACCGGAGTTTACCTCAAGGAACTGTTCTTTCGCCGGACGATCGAATTGTGTGAAGAATTTTGTTGTTCTTGCCATCTTATAACCTCGTTATTCCTGGTCTTGCCATGTATGGCATTGGTCTGGTTGCTCTGATTATGTTTCCGCAATCTACTAGAAATCCTGGTTCCGAGGGTGCTGCAAGAAAGTCCTTGCGTGGGACACACTCGATGAACGACTGATTAAGTAAGGGGGCAGATGAGAACTGCCTAGAAATGTGGTAATGATCGAAATCATCCCGCATTTGGGATACCACCATATTCCGCTTCCATCTGTGCTCATCCCACCGTCCTTGATATCCAAAGACTGTAGTGTTTTCTGAACCAGTACCTGTCGCGTAGATTTCACCTTGCAATATCGCCTGCTCCGAGAGATTAGCCAACTCTGGAGTGTAGAAATCATAGCGGGTGAGTGGTTGCCATTGTCTATCAACTCCTTGTTGATAGATGGCTTCAGGCATGATCGACAGTATAGACATGATAATACCATGTTCTTTCGCTCGGTAAGTTCCAACTTTCCCCCCTCTGTTCGATATGCCATGACCTGTCATGGTTCCCTGTGGTGTGGTGTTTGTTTCTGAAGTCTGAAGTACTTCATTCACAGTTATGTTATTTCGGGTTCCTCCGATGTACTCGGGGGCGTCGATTCTATGGTCTCCCATATCGACACCGAAATGTGCCTTTGTAAATTCTGGAAGCCTTACGCCTGCCCTGGCGTTTCTTTCCATGTACAGCTGTATTGATGCGGCCAAACGAATGTCTGACAAATCGAATGTAGTTGCCGATGAGAAATCAACTGTATTATTGTCAAGATCCGTTTTCAAAGCTGTTACAGCCGTTTGCGTAAACGGATTTGCTGTAGTTTTTACAGTATATGGACTGCCTGCATCAGGCTGGATAGTTACATTCTGCGATCCTGTTTTAACATCTATATTTCCAGAAAATACAGCAGAAGATGACCCGGACACAGGTAATGCCGGAGCGGTTCCCCTCTGTTGCCACGGGAGGGCCGATTCAAAGTAACCTTTTCTCCAGGCCCTGATTTTTATGTCCTCGTCGTCAAGATCGACCTCATCAATTAAATTTTCGTCTCGGTATTTCCAGTTGTATATATCATTGTATGCCCTGAGAAGATACTCAAGAGGCAGTGCGTCAGTTGGTGTAACACCTACCGGAAATCCGAAGAAGTCCCAGAGAGAACCTGCTGTTGAGTCTGTGGGGGTCCATCTGGGTAGGGTATATGTATCTGTACCGAGTTTTCCTCCTGTTATAAAGTCCGCCCAGTTGTCTGGGTCTAAATTTCGCAATGCTACGAAAAAGGAGTGATATGAGACGGATACCGAATGCATTAACGGAGCCACCATAGGTTGAATCCGTACCATTACGGAGTTCGACATCTGAAAGACGTCGCCGGGGAATACCATGTCGTGCTGGACCGGGATCAGTTGACCCATGTCCATAGTTAATAGTTTTTTGTAAGACAGATCGAATACTGATCGACCTGGTCTGATGATATCTGATTGATCAAACATCTTTTTTTTCTTCTCCATGTGTATTTATCAGTGGTACTGATGATATGAATATTGGTGATTTCAACGGTTCGATTAGTCCAGTGGATGTATCGTACGAACCTACAGTGTAGAGTTCAAAGTCCGTTGAATTGGGCTGTCCTTCGGCTCCCGCCAGAAAGGATCGTGAGGCCGTATCTTCATTTTTTGATTGGAACGGCTGTGCGTAATCTTGTGCGATGCGGTCGTAAACTGCGAATAACTGAACTTTCATTTTTTCCTTGCCTTTACTGATCGAACTTGTGTCGATAGCGGTTTGTTGTCTTTGATGAGATCGATGTGCAGGTCAAGAACCTTGATACTGCCCAATTCGATCACGATTGTAAGTATGTCGCCTTCCAGGTCGATAGATATATCAACCATTTTGAGGAGCCACATCAAAATCTTAGCGAACATTTTTAACCTCCGATTATTAGTATACAGCCTTTTTGACACAATGCAAGCATTTTGTGTCAGTGGGCTATATTAACAACAAGATAGTAATATAGCCAGAGTCCCCTATTCGGGGACATTTTCCGTCCTAGCAGGACGGGGGAGTAGTGAACAAACTTAGTTGTTCTGCCTTTGGATAATAGTCATTTTTACATGCTGGGTGTTCTGGTCCTGTCATACAGGCCCTTCGGCCATTCATAGAATGTTTAGGACCAAGACACCAGGTTAGTTGTTTATGGACTCGGAAGTATTTGCATGATTTACATAGCATTTTCAAACCCCTTCACCCCAACCTTTGGGGAATTAGTTTATATGATTATTTTCATAATCTATTTTTTTGTGCCCGCGGATCTGCCGGCGCGCGTCGCCTGGCAGATCCTGCGGGGTCACTTATGAGCGCCCGGGACATCTAGTTGTGTCCTT